TTGTTGTTTTGCAATTAGACTTGTTGGTTCTATATCATTTTCTTTACATAATGACATAAGAAGTTTTGCGCCATCTTTATAATTAGTTTTATAAACTAAACCACCTTCAATGTCGTAATTATCAAATCCACATAAAGCTCTTATAAAATATTCTGATTTATCTTTTAGAACATCATAAGGAACTCTATCTACCTCCATTTCTACAACACCGCAACTAGCTGCAGCTTTAAGTCCATGTGTGGTTCCACCAACAACATCAGAACTTTTTTCAAATTTTAATTTATGACCAACTCCCTCAAGAATCAATATACGATTCATATTTTTTGTATTATTGCCCACTTCATTGAGTTCTGCTTTAAGTGTATTAACAAAAGATTGTTTAGTTTCATCTCTTATTTGTACAGCATTCATTTTTATTAAATCTGATACTTTTTCTTTTCCAGCATACCACGTATCAGATTGTCTTTCACCTTCAAACCATTGACCGAAGTCTTTTGAAAATAAGCCATTTTGACTAACTGGTGGTATACCATATGACAAATTATATGTGGCAGGATTGGTTTTTATGTTTGGTATTGTTTTTAGCATTTTGAACTCCTTCAGTTGTAAATAATTATAATTCTCTTTGGTGGTAACTTCAGTAATTTCAAGTATAAGTCTTGGATCATCTCCTTGAACAATTTTCTTAAAATCCTCATTCTCTGAACTCGACCAGTAAATAATACCACCATCTTGTGGTAGTTTATCTTTTTTAATGCCAAGATAGTTGGCTTTTAAGTAATGTTTAGTATCAATAAAATTATACATATATGCACCATAGTCTTTTGATATGTCTGCTAATATTTTTATTTCTATTATAGATGGTGGTAATTTCATCGTATTATATCAATAGTGTTTATTGTATCTATATTCCATACTTCTAATTCTTTTCTCACTTTATTTTCTCCTTTTAAATTATTATATCTACTTGTTGCCTTTTTCTTCCACCAAGTAATGATGTTTTCTAAATCATGTTTATCATAGTTCTGGCCTTTAATTAGTGTATCTGTTTTACCTAGTAAAACATCTCTTGCATTTTCAAAACCATAATCTGACATATAAAATCTTTTTTGTGTGGTAACACTTTCTGCTTTTTTAATAGCAGACACAAACTTCTCATATAGGTCTATGTCTGATTCTTTCAATGAAGTTTTAATTAATGAAATCATTTTTGATGTAATCTTCATCTTACGACTTGAAGCACCTTTATGTATTATATCGTCTTGCACATCATCTTCGATAATTTTTTTACACTCAAAATAAGCTTCTTCACCAAGTGTTGGCACAAATTTAGATTCTGTATCACCTTTATATCTTAAAAATGGTTTTAAACCATCATACATTGATGTGCCTTTGATATTGCCATATAAACTTGTAGTTTCAAACAAACAAAATTTTGTATTATACTTGTTGTTCAACATCTCTCTAACTTTATGAGAGCAACATATCAACGCCAATAACTTACCCCCAAGATAATTATACCCAAATGGTTGTACTGGTACTATGTTGAAACCCATTATCGCTCTTTTATTAAAGATAGGTAAATCTGGCACATCACCAAGATAGTTGTTTCTTGGTTTAGAATTAATAAGAGGTGAACCTAATTTAATAAAACCTAATATTGTATTTGTATTCTTTTCTTTTACAACTAATTTAAGTTCTTTACCTGGAGCTTGATCAGGACTAAAACTAGCAGTCTTTTCAAGTAATGTATCAAATGTTTTATTGTCGGTTTGTGTAACATCAATGTCCATATCATCAGGTGACATTTCATAGTTTTGAAATATTTCATCTTCTAAATCAAAACCAGGAATAGACGTTGGTAAGTTCTTAATTCTTTCAATCTTTCTTAGTCGAAAGTAATCATCTATTCGGTTAATACTACTAAAAAAATTAATAATAATATTTGCAGCTTTAGTTGCTGTTACTGATTGTATATTTAAAGTGCTTTTTACCATACTATCTTAAAAAAATGAATCTAATGTAGATTGCTTTTCAAAACTCCAATCGATTGCATCAACAATAAGTCTTAATGGTTCTAAAAATGACTTATCAAACTGATTATCATAATCAATATATTTGTGTAAGTCAAACTCTTTTGGTAATACACCAATAAAAGCTATTACATCTTGATGTAAAGTATTCGGTTGTTTTAATTTAATAAACTTAACCTTATCGCCTTCTTGTATCTCTTGATACTTTTTTAGTTTTTTTTCTTTTAATTCATGGTTATAAAGTAATGCACCTCTTACATGAATTGGGCAACCTTTTAAATATATATCTTTTGTTGAAGAATACTTTTTAAGATTATTACATGAACGAGGATAAGCAATTTCTTCTGGTGGCAATGTTTTAAAATGTTTTCTAAAATCTTCTATGAATTGAATTAAAGTTGCCTCATCTTTATTCATAATTACTTTCAATGCCTCTTTAATTTTAACTCTACAAGGAGCAGGTGTAGATGATTTAACAGCTTCAATACCCATGATTTTGAGTTTAGGTTCTTTTAAATCAACACCTTCTTCATTGTAAACATTTAGAATATATCTTTTCTTGGCAGTCCATATACCTTTGTTAGCAATTACTTCTCTTTTCATAATCATTTTTTGGTCAAATGCATTTACATATTTAGCAAGTTTATCAAAACTACTATCAATGGCAGGTTGTAATGTTTCTTCACAGAATTTATCCATGACTTTTACAATCTTTCTTATGTCAGATTTATCTTTGAATATCTTGTCAACAACAGACCCAAGCGTAATGTAAATTGAATCAGTATCAGAAGCAACAACATAAGATGTATCTTTTGTTTTTAATAAATTGTTTAAAAACTTATTAACATCTCTTTCAATCCATCGAATAGTTAATTGACCTGCCTTTGTAATACCTTCAGCGTGTCTTACATCAAAGTATCTAAAGTATTGATTACCAATAGCACCGTAAGCACTATTCAATGCAATCTTTCTTGCCAACTGAATGTTATGATTTGTTGCAATTTCATTTTCATATTTTTTGTCACCAGTCTGTTGATATAATGCTTTTGCTTTTAACATTTTATTTTTATAAATTACTCGTTCTTGATATAGTTTATCCATTATCTCAGGAAGAAAACCTCGTTTGTCTGTTCTAAACTGAGCGCCGTTTGGTGTTATAGTACAACCATCTAAATTAGATAAATCAGATTTTTCATTTAACATATCTTCAACATTTACTTTATTAGGATCAAAACCTACCATAGTTTCAGGAGATATATTATACTGCATGATTAAATGTGGATACAAACTGTTTAAATCAAAACTACAAATCCAAGGGTGTTGTCCTGTAATTGGATCTTTTACATATGCACCTTCATAACCTTCAGATTTTTTAGATTCTTTAACGGCAGGAGGAACAATATTATTATCTCTTAGGTGATTGTATATAATAGTATCCCAAATTCCAACTTGACCAAATGCATCTTGATAGTTTGCCTTCGCCTCATAAGCCATTGTTAGATGTAAAGCAATCAACTTCATTTTATCTTCTAACTTATCAACCAGTTCAACATCTTGAATATTATACTCAACAAACAACTGATGATCTTTAGAATAAAACTCTTGAAAAGTATCGTATGGATTGTTTAATTTGTTTTCGCCTAGTTCTACTTCACCAATATAATCTAGTTTATAACTTTCTCGTCTAACAAATGTATGTTTACGATATAGGTCAAGATAATCTAAAATAGAAACACCCATGATGTCCCAATACTTTTGCTCTTGATTATAACCTTTAGCACTAACCCTGGTACTACCTTCACTCACAACACCCCAAGGACTAAACTGATTAATATATTCTTTGCTCATAATACGTTTAAAACGATTCATTAAATAAGGTATATCAAAAAACTTTACATTCCAACCTGTAATAATATCAGGATTATATTTACACCAAAATTCTGTAAATCTATGTACTAAGTCTATTTCACTTGAACATTTTATATAATCAACATCATCACGGTCATTTACAAAATTACCTATGCCAAATACTTTTATATTTTTTCTTGCATGGTCTTTTACTGTAATGCAAATTAAAGGCTCTTCTGCTTTACTTGGATCAGGAAAACCATTTGCACTTTCACACTCAATATCAATAGTTAATATTTTAATTTGTTTTATATCCCAATCAATCTTACCAGGAAATACCTCTGCAATAAATGGATATTGATATCTTGTATTACCAAAATATTCAAAATTACTTACATCTTTATATTCTTCGATCCATTTCTTAGCATGAGATATACTATTAAACTTACGCCTTTCAACATTACGACCATCTAAAGTTTTATACTTTGATTCTTTTTGTGTTGGGGTAAATAGAGAAGGCTTGTAAGGAAATCTCAACTTCTTATGAGTACCATCTTTATCAACACCTCGTACTAATAGTTTGCCTTGATAAGGTAGAACGCTAGTATAGAATTTCATTAATTATATTTGTGTATTATTAAAATGTTTGTTCAATGATTGTAGTTTATCTTCTGCTGTTGCTATTTGGTCAACTAGTTTATTCATTTCTTCTAGGTGTTGAGGATGTTCTCCTATACCTACAGCGCTATCAAAATAAATTGTTAGTGTAGCATATGCACTCGCAATATCTGATTCATATTGTTTGATTAATGCTTTAAATAGTGGGGATTCTGTCTGATGATTTTTTGCCATGTTCACTCCTTTTCATACTATATTATAACACATTTTAGTCAGTTTGTAAAGCGTTTATTTAAATGGGTTAATGTTAACCCCTTTTGTATTATTGCCATCACTTCTCTCTATCCATTTAGAAAGAATAAACTTTCTGTTTGGATTTACATTGACTTTAAATCTAGTCAACAAATCTCTGTTAATAAGAAATGTACTTCTTGAATCTTTTATTGTTAAGCCAATAGGAACATCTGTGTAAAACTTATTGTTAAAAGTTATATCTACAAAAACAATTGGTCTTTTATCTATATCACCCATTCTGGTTGCTTGAGATTCACCTTCTAGTTTACTTGTAAACTTCTTACCATCTTTTTCCCACTTAACAGTTTTACCTGAAATGTCTATTTTATCGACATGAAACATTGAGGCAACAGTTCCGTTACCAGTATCAAACTTTGCTCTAACTGGTCCATAACCATCAATAACAATTCTTTCTTGAAATCCTGCCTCTCTATTAAAGGAATGTTTTCTATGAATATCTTGAGCAATGTAATCAAATAATTCTTTAACTACATTTTCTGGTGTAGTCTTACCGATATATGTATCTTCTCTTTTAGCAGTATTGTATAAAGCAAACTCTGACCCAATACCAGGAGAACCATTACACTCTAAAACATATAATTGTTTATTCACAATTGCATGGTCAACACCAACCATATAAGTACCAACAGAACGAGCAGCTTGTAAAACTACCATACGCTCTTCATCTGATAACTTGTAAGGTTCAGTTGTTGCTTCTCTGTGTCTATTAGAACGAAAATCTTTCTTAGCACTAATTCTTTTTGTTGATGCCAATATTCGACCATCAATAACTAATGTACGAACATCAAAATCAAATTTTAAAAACTCTTGAAGTAAAAGAGCAGCCCCAAATTTCCAAAGTGATTGTGCAACAGAAACCATACTCTT